AGCGATCACGCTTCGGGTTCTGGCCGAGACGCGGGCAAAGGCAGATTCTCGCGGGCGGCGCTTTGAGCGAGCTGGGCGAGAGACGCCAGATGCCCGGCGGTGACCTCAAGGGCCCGTGCGACGGCCGCGAGATCGTCGCACATGGCCTGCGCCAGTTGCGTCTGGCGGACCTCTTTCGACGTGGCGAGGGCTGACACGGCCAGAAGGGCCGACAGAGGCATGGAGCCGGGCACCTGGCGCCACTTGTAGATCGTTTGCGGGTGGATATCCAAAGCGTCGGCCAACGCCGCTACGGAGCCAAATCCGGGCGTCCCGTAGAGTTGTTTCTGGAATTGAAAGAGCGCTTCTACGCGCTCCTCGGGTGTCATGGCCTTAGCCTGGTGAGGTAAGAGCATCTTGCGGGCGTCCTTGATCGGGGGTATGGCGAGGCCGTCCGTTGCTGGACGGCCCCGTCCTCTGTCTAACGGCCTTCGGGCCGGTGAGGGCGGGGCAATGGCCTAAGTCTGCGGCAGTGAAGCGATGAATGCCTCCAACTGATGCCGCGCGAAACAAGGCTGCCAAATAACTCGTCCAGGCGGCCTTTCGATGACCGCAAAATGAATGCCGTGCTCCGCTTTTGGCGTCACCCGCATCGGCGCTCCCTTCATGTCGAAGGTGTCGACGGGTTCGTTGAGTTTCATGGTCTCTCCCTTGGTTGTCATGCTCTGGCTCATGTGATGGGGCCGGATCGCGCCGGCCCTCACAGATGCGTCACATGAGACCGGCGGCTCGCATGGAGACCTCGCGACCAGACCCGACAATCACGTGGTCGTGGACGGTGATACCAAGCAATACCCCGACCTTCACAACCTGTTTGGTCGTCGCAACGTCAGAGTCCGATGGAGTCGGATCGCCGCAGGGGTGGTTGTGAATCAGTATCAAAGCGCTGGCGTCGCAGAGGATGGCCTGCCGCATGATTTCGCGCGGATAGGCAAAGACATGATCAACCGTGCCGGTCCCCATAAGGTGGTCGTCAAGCAGGCAATTCTTCCGGTCAAGAAAGAGGGCGCGAAATTCCTCGCGCCGGGGGTTGCCGTGCTTCAGATGGACGTAGGCCAAGAGTGCGTCCCATGATGACAGAACATCGCGCTGCGGGCGGGTGAGGCAAGCCCGCGCGGCTTCAAGCATGGCAATCGGGCTCATGGCGGTCGAGTGGTCGAGAAGGTCAAGTTGCATCGCAGGTCTCCTGTTGCTGGGCGGCGTGTCTAGCGCCTTGCGACAAGACCTATAGCGTTTCGCTAGACGTGTCAAGAGGCAAAAACAAAAAAACGACACGGCCGGATGGAAGGCATTGGGGCGCGGGCCAGACCTCGCATCGCCAATCGGTGACCGCCGCCCAGCGTGCATGGCCCCTCACACGCCCGCGCTCTATCCCTCCTCGCCATGAGCAAGACACACACACCACCACCAGCTACAGACCCCGCTAAAACCCCCACTCGGGGGGGGACCATCACCACAAAAACGGCCCAGGCCGTCGCGATCCTCGCCGAGGAAGCAGTCACAGTAACAGAGGCTGCCTCACGCGTCGGCATGGCCCGCACCGCCCTATCCCGCGCGCTATCCCGACCTCACGTCAAAGCAATGCTCGACGCCAAAAAAATGGCTTTCGCAGAAGAGGTTGATTCCCTTAGAGAAACCGCCAGAAAGCGCGCCATCATCGTCGGGATCGAGCTTATGGGGCCGAGCCAGCCCGCAACGGTAAGAGCGAGGATGGTCGAGTTTTTCGCGGGCGAGGCGAAGAAAGGCGCGCAGACGAATGTGACCGTGAACGTCGGTGAGGCCCCGGGCTACGCCTACATCCGGCCCGGAGAGCGGGTAATCGACATTGCAGCAGATAGCACGTCACCTGCTCTGGACCATAAACCTGCGTCGGATCAATAGCTTAGAATCGCCGGTGGAATGAAAGCCCGTTCCACCAAGGCGCCGAGGCCGATCAGGGGGGGGCCTTCGACCCCGGCCAAGGCCGACCGAGGGGGGGGGGGGGGCAAAAACCGGGCGCGCGCTCTATCATACTCCACCCCCGCGCGACCGGCTGATTTTTTTTCTTTATTATCAGGCGCTTGGAGTTTTCCATGTTTTAAAGTGGGAAACTGTGAGTTTTACAGTGGAAAACTGGTGCATGTGGGGTGTTTTGGGGGCGTGGGATGAGTTTTGCAGTGGAAAACTCGGAGGGGGTTGAGATGGCTGGGGGTCGTCCTGGGGTTGGTTTGAGGCAGGTGACGGTTGGATTGACGGAGGGTTGTTTGGCGGAGGTTGACCGTGTTGGTGGTGAGGGTCAGCGGAGTAGGGTGATTAGGCAAATTGTTGAATCGTGGGTTGATGGTCGGGTTGGTGGCGGTCGTTCTGTTCGTGATGTTTTGTCGTCTGTTCCTGTGAAGGGGAGGGGTTGATGTCTCTTGCTCGGACGCGGCTGGGGGATCGGGTTTATGAGCCTGACGGGCGGGTTCTGACGGAGTTTTTCTGGTCTCGCGGTCGGTTGGACGTGATTCAGGGGCCGATTGGTTCTGGCACGTCGTCGGCGTGTGCGCAGCGGATATGGGCGACGGCGAATGAGCAGGCGCCGGATTATGACGGGGTTCGGCGGACGCGCTGGATTGTGACGCGGGCGACGTACAAGGAGCTTGACACGACGTTTCTGGCGACGACGTGGCCACAGTGGTTTCCTGAGCATGAGTGGGGGACGATGGTTCGGTCGGAGCCTCGGTCTCATACGTTGAAGCGGCGGCACTGGTCGGGGGACGGGACGACGGTTGAGTGCGAGGTTGTGTTTCTGGCGTTGCCTGACGAGGTGACGGCGGAGCGTGTTCTGGCGTCGTTTGAGATTACGGGGTTTTTTGTCAACGAGGGGCAATTCATTCCGCTGGGTGTCATTACCGAGCTTTTGTCGCGGTGCGCGCGTTTTCCGTCGAAGATGAACGGGCCGGGTGCGACGTGGTATGGCGGGTTCATTGACTTGAACGCTCCCGAAGAGGGCCACTGGATACCTTACATGCGGGGGGATATTCCGCTTCCTGCGAACTGGCCGGACGACAAGCTGCGGCAATTTCGGAAGCCGCCGACGTGGAATTTCTTTGTGCAGCCGCCGGGCTTGATTGAAAGGGTCGAAAACGGCCAGATCACTTATGAACCAAATCCAGAAGCCGAAAACCAGAAATGGTTGAAAGAGCCTTACATCGAAAAGATCGGCGCATGGGACAGGGAACTCATCAACCGCCGCATCCTCAACAAGGTGGGCCTGTCGCGGCACGGCAAGCCTGTCTATCCTACGTTCCTGCCAGAAGATCACATTGCCAAGTCAGAGCCAAAAACGACGCCGGGCGTGCCGATCATTGTCGGGCTCGACTTCGGGCGCGAACCGGCGGCTGTGTTCTGCCAGTGCCGCAACGACCGCTGGACGGTCTTTTCCGAACTGATCGGCAGCAACGAGAGCGCGATGACGTTTGCGCCTCGCGTGGCCCGGCATCTGGCGCAGCAGTATCCAGGATATGCTTTTGAGCTTTGGGGCGACCCTCGGGGCGGAGATCGGCGCGACAACACGGAGACAACCGCGTTCGATATCTTCCTTGCGGAGGGAATGCGTGTCCTCCCGGCGTCGACCGACAACAACCCTGAAATCAGGCGCTCGACAATGGAGCGCGTCCTCAGCCGCAGATACGGCCTGCAAATCGCCCCCTCCTGTATGACGCTCAAAACCGGCATGGCAGGCGGGTATCACTACAGATCAATCAGGGGTATCGACGGCATGTTCACCGACAAGCCCGTCAAGAACGTGTCATCGCACGTTGTCGAAGCATTCGAGAACGCGCTGATGGGCGGCGGAGAGGCCATGAGCGTCACGCGGCCCAATATCGTCCAGCTTCGCCCTTCGGCAGTCGTGCGGCGGCACCCGCACCTGCGATGACGCCAGCGCTGCTCTACTTTGGCTTCCACAAGCCAACGAGCCTGCGCAAGGCATGGCAGGACGGCGAATGGTCCATGTTCGGCCACGTCGAGGCATGGGGCGTCATGCAGGACGGCGAAACATGGTTCTTCCTCGATCCGGTGGCCAAGCGCTCCTGCCTGCGCATCGAATACCGCCACGATGAAGTCGAAAACTTGCTTGCCAACAGGTTCCTCGCCTGCAAAACCGTCTATCGCCTCACGCCACCGGACAGCGCAATCAGCCTGCCATTCCATCCGACGATGAACTGCGTAAGCCAATGCGCACACCTCATCGGAGCGCGTGCATATACCCTCGGAAGGTTCCGCCGCATTCTGCTTTCGCACGGAGCACAGGTCATTACATGCGAATAAGCGCACCCAAGCCACCCGAAGAAGACCCGCAAGTCGTCGCAGATCGCGAACGCGAACGGAAAATCGCCGAACAGGAACGCACGGCCGCAACGCTCGACCTCGCCAGCGGCATGACGACCGATTACCGGAAAAACTATCTCGGGAAATCCATCTTCAGCGTGATGAAATGAAGCCATCCAAGGACTTCCAGTCTCGCTTTGATGACGCGCGCCGCTACCGCGACGACGTGCGAAGCAATATCGAAAGCGTCTATCGCTTCTGCGCACCACAACGCGAGGACGAATTTACCACCGCAACCAACGCTCGCCGCACCCAGCGCAAGGACGAAACCTCCGTCTATCACTCACTAGGCGAGTCATGCGCCGCAGACCTCGCAGGCGACATCGTGACCTATTTCACCCCGCCGGAAGCCCACTGGTTCGAGATTTCTGTCCTGACCCCCGTGCCGGAGGAAATGGAAAAGCAAGTCCTGGAATTTGCGACCAAGCGCGAACAGGACATCCGCGACCTCATCGCAGCCTCGAACTACAACGACATTGCCCCGCAATGGGCTTTTGAGGCTGCCTCGCAAGGCACCCCCGCGCTATGGGTCCAGCTTGCCCACCGCACCCAACCGATCTTCTGCGAAAGCGTCCCCCCGGCAGAACTGTTTCTGACCCCCGGCCATCTCGGCTACCTGGACCGCTTCCGCCAACAGACCGTCCGCGCCAGCACCCTCCCGGCACTCTTTGCCGCATACCCCCAAATCGACCTTAACAATCGCGAACTGCGCACCAAGATCGAGAAGCCCGGCGCATCCTGCGCTTGCGTATGGGGCTTCTGGCTCGATTGGGCCGACCCCGCAAACCCGCTCTGGCGCATGGAAATCACCGTCGACGGAAAGCGCGTCACGCCAGACGAACCGATGATCCTCGGCCCGATGGTCGGCTCATGCCCCCTCCTTGTCGGACGCTTCAACCCCCAGCCCCGGCAACCCTGGGGACGCGGACCCGGAATGCGCGCCCTGCCCGACATGCGCGTTCTCGACAAGGTAGAGGAAAGCATCCTTCTCGGCCTCGAAGACCAATTGAAGACGACGCTGATCTACTCCCACGACGCCTATCTCGATCTCTCCAAAGGCATCACGCCCGGAACGGCCTACCCCGCCGGGCCGCGCTTTCAGAAAGATCAGGTCTATGAGTTCCCGAAGAACACCAATCTCGAGACGTCGTTCTTCACCCGCGAGGACATGAGCAACACAATCCGCGAACTGTTCTACCAGTCCGGGCCGCGCCAGCGCGGCGATACACCGCCGACCGCAACACAATGGCTCGATGAAGCGCGCCGCGTGCAGGAACGCCTCGGCAAGCCCTCGGCCCCGCTCTGGACAGAACTGATCTTCCCCTTCGTGCAGCGCGTCGAATGGATCGGCGTCCAGGCTGGCCTGCTCGAAGACATTCTTGCCGTCGACGGGCAGGCAATCACGCTTCAACCGATCAGCCCATTGCAGAAATCACAGAACCGCGATGACGTGCTGACAACTCGCTCAAACCTGCAATTGGCGTTCGAGGTCCTGCAAGATCAGGCCCCGAACTACATCGACTTCATCGAAACGCTGCGGAAAGTCATTCAGGCTTCCGGCGACCGTCTTACCGTCATTCGCAAGGAACCCGTCCAGAATGAACCTGCCCCTGCGCCTGTCTGAGGCCGGACCCGTCGTCGAATACCTCAACAATCTCGCTGAAAGCCCCGATCCCGCAAACAAGGCCGCTGCCAGAAAAGCCGTTGTTGCGGTCAAGCGCGTGATGGCAACGGAGGATGGGGCTATGCTATTGGAATTGCTGCAAAAAGCGACAACGCAATTCTTCATTTCTCCGTTTGCGGACCCTCGTGCATGTGACGCACTGAACGCCCAGCGTTTTATCGCTCTCGACCTCATGAGGATTGCGAGCGATGACGGAATTGACGACCCAAAACCCCGAAAGCCAAGTTTCAGCCGGTGATGCGCCCGCCGCACAGCCGGATACTGGCAATGACCTTTCGTGGATCGGGCAAGACTTTCACACGGATGGGCGCCCGGATGTGGGCCGCTTCCGTGAGCACTACGAAACCCTTCTGGCCGAAGACGCGCGCCGCCGCGAAGCTCCGGCCGCGCCCGCCGACGGCAGATATGACCTGAGCCTCCCGGCCAATCTCGATCTCGGCAACTTCGCGCTGCCGGAAGGTCAGGCCATCCAGCTTCTCACCGACGATCCGAACTATGCGCCCGTCTTTGAGGAATTGCAGGCGTTCATGCACGCCAATGGGCTGTCGCAGCAAACGGCGAGCGGCCTCATGGGAATGCTCGCCAAGTATCAGGCGGCACAGACCGCGCTCCAGCACAAGGCGCTGACCGCCGAATACGAAAAGCTCGGGCCGACGCCCGCCGCCCGCGATGCGCGCCTGTCCAGCATTCGGCGCAGCCTCGCCAGCAGGCTCCCGCAAAATCAGGCTCAGGCCGTCATGGCCGCAATGCAAAGCGCCGAAGCCATCCAAGGCCTTGACGCATTGCTCACCCGCAGCACCGGCCCGATGGCCGCCCCGCCGCAGCCGCAAAAGCAGGTCCTCGCCGGCCTGAGCGGCTCTGATCTGCTCCGCGCCGCGCGGGGAATGTAGTCCCAAAGGCAAATGAGGTAACCCATGCCTATCACCCTACCCGAATACGCAAAGGGCGTGGATAATCCCGTCCAGCGCGCCATCATTGAACTCTTTCCCGAGTCCGTCGACTTCCTGTCGGTCTATCCCTTCGTGACCGCGCCGGGAGGCGTCTATCGCTACATGGAAGAAGGCGCGCTTGGCTCCAACGTAGCTTTCCGCGCCATCAACGGGACGGTTCAGGAAGGTTCCGGTCTGGTCCTTGACAGGACCGAAGGCTGCTATCCCATGGCGGGCAACATCGACGTGGACCGGGCTCTGATCCGGCGCCACGGCTCCGAGCATCGCGCCATCAAGGAAAAGATGCTCGTCAAGCAGACGGCGTCGCTCTGGGCGCAGAGCTTCATTCGCGGCGACAACGCAATCAACCCGCTTGAAATGACCGGCCTGCGCTCCCGCCTCCGCGCGGTCGGCGGCTCGGTCGACGGCAGCAACCAGGACAGCCGCATCCTTGCCAACTCGACGGCGTCGGGCGGCGGGCCCCTGTCGTTGGGGCAACTCGACCGCGCCATCGACCTTGTGGACGGCGCGAACGCCATCATCATGCCCAAGGCACTGCGCGCGCGGTTCGCCGCCGCAGAACGCAACACCAGCATTGGCGGCTTTGTCACGCAGGACAAGAACGACATGGGCCGTGTCGTCACCCGCTACAACGGCATCCCCATCTATGTCGGCTACGAACTCAGCCGACTTGGAGAGTTCCTGCCGTTCAACGAAGTCCCACACGGCACCGGACCGGCGGTTACCGCGTCGATCTACATCCTCCGCTTTGGCGACGACGGCGTGTGCGGACTGGAAACCGCGCCCATGCAGGTCACCGACATCGGCCTGATGGAAAACGGCGTCACTTACCGGACCAACATCGAACACGACGTGGGCATGGCGATCTTCAACCCCTACTCCGCCCTGCGCCTGTCCTCGATCACCAACGCCGACATCGTGAAGTAAGGAGGGCACAGAAATGACCTACAGCACTGGCAAAGCACCCGGCACGGTCGACGCCGCAACCGGCCTTATCAAGCGAGCAGCAGCGCAAGCAGCGGTCACCGCGACCGGCTACATCGGCACGCAGCACGACCAAGGCGGCGCAGTCGCAACCGACATGACCTGCGTCATCAACGTCGAGGCGATTGACATTGCCTCGGCAAACGAAACCTACACCTTCCGCGTAGTCGGCTCGAACGCCGCCGACCGCTCGGATGGACAGGTGCTGGAAATGGCGATGCTTGGTCATGCGGCCACCATCACCATCGAAACCCGCAACACCGCAGCCGGGGATCAACTCATCATGGCGTTCCGGACGATGCGGAACTTCACGATGTTCCGGTATCTTCT